TGTCCGCGTTCTTTGTCGATGTAAATTAGCTCTGGCACTTGTGTTTCTAAATGCGTTGCTATTTCTTTAAATATTTTTCCTTTTATACTCATTGTAATGCGTTTTTAAGCTCTTTGATTAACATTCTGTCTATTGTTTTTTCTAATGCTTTGGAATGCCCTATAAACTGTCTTTTAGGGATATCCAAATGCGTTTTCTTTGTAATGGCTAAGTTCTTCCAGTACTCCCTGCCGGTTTCCTTGTATTTAGCCCAAAAAAATCGTCGCATTTTTGGCGTTATCGGAATTTTTCCTCCCTCATTATGTATTTTCGCATAATGGTTGTGATTGGCAATACCAACCACAATCCGGCTCTGTGTGGCTTGTATTTTTTTTATCTGTCGGCGGGTATTTCCGCTTCGCACCATTGTCCGCCTTGCTCCCGGATAAGTGCTTTTTTTCCATTTTTTAAAAGGGGTATCCACAAAACCGCCTGCCTGAAAATTCCGTTTAAAAAAATTAACCATGGTAATAGCTAATTTTTGCGGAATGCTCCGGCGGAAACTAAGGTACTTCTTCCGCAGGTTTTCTATTTCGCTTATATTATTATTACGCATTGGCTCTTATTTCTATATCGGCAAGTGCCTCGTTAAAAATGCTTTCCAGCAACCTTTTTATCTCTGCTGGACTTTCTTTTAAATTAGTCGTTTGTATGGTCAGGTTTTTTACAAAGCTTTCAATGTTAAATGTCGTTTTCTTACTTTCGTTAACCGTTCCACCCCCCGCAACGCTTTTACCGCTGTTGTTTCCGGCTCCTGCCGGAGTATTAGCTGGCGTTGTGTTATTGTCTGTGTTTCCACTTAGCAGATTGCTCGGGGCATTGTTGTCCGTTCCTCCGGCTTTGGCTATTACCTTCAAATCTTTTTCGACAGGCTTTTCTAAATCTTTATTCCAGCCGTCAATGGCACCGTCTATAATACTTTTATTCACCCCTACAGCCGATTTCACGGCATCGAAACCTTTGCTTAGTCCTGATTTTATCTTATCCATATCCAGGGTAAAGATACCTACCAGTAAATCGCCTACTCCGCCTAAAATATTCATAGCAGTATCACGAATGCTTTTAAAAACATTCTGTACAATACCGACAAAGGTATTTAGCAGGCGTTGTATCCATTCCGTTTTTTTACCCCATTCGACAATGGAGTTTATCACACCCAGAACAGCATCTACCGCCTGAAAAACCACGCCAATAACCGCACCGAGAATATCCCCGACATAGCCGATTGCGGGTGCAATTAATTCCCATACCCATTTTAAGCCGTCCATAACGTTTGTAAGGAACTGGGCAACATTACCACTCTCAGTCATCGAATTGATATTGTCCATTAATGCAGTACGTACCGTATTCAAAGCCTGTTCGATTGCCCCGATAATGTTTCCTAACAATTCAAATACCGGCATCAGGAACTGAATTACATCTGCAATCCCTTCCATTACGCTTTGAGCCAGGCTTCCTCCCTCTGCAAAATTCAGAAACGGATTTTGTGCCATGACATCTTTTATCGGCTGGAAGGCATCGCCGACAGCTCGCAAGGCTTGCCTAACCGGTTCGGTATGACTCATGAGCTCGCCAAAGAACCCGAAAAGCTTTGTTCCCATTTCCATAGCTCCTGTGAGTAATGGTCGGAACGTTTCCCCGGTTTTTAATTTGAAATTAATCAGGCTGTTTTCGTAACGGTTAATAGATGCCTGCATAGAATTGACTGCTTTTGGCACACCGTCCTGAAAGGTCGTTTTTAATTCTTTAGCGAATTTTGGCAGGAAGTCCTCGGCATATACCTTTCCTTCATCAAGCATTTTATTTAATTCTGCCTGCGTTACGCCCATAGCCCTGGCGGCGATTCCTAATGCTCCCGGTATTCTTTCTCCTAATTGTCCGCGAAGCTCCTCCGCCTGAACCTTGCCTTTTGATGCCATTTGTGAGAGTGCTAAGAATGCTCCCTCACTCTGTTCTGCAGATAGGTTCATTACCGTGGAAGCTATGCCGACGGATTCAAATATATCCCGTGTCGCTTGCCCCTCTAAAGCCGTTCCCTTTAGAGAACCGGACAGCATTTGAAATCCTTTGTATGCGGACTCCATCGGCAGACTTAAATCTTTAATTTGTTGCTCAACAAAACCTAAATTTTGCGTTGCCTGGTTTCCGGAAGCAAACTCAATGGCGTTGGTAAAGCCCTCAAATTTAGCCGTCGTTTTTGTCACTTCCTGCCCGAAACTCACAACTGCACCAATCCCTAATGCAAGCCCTACCGCAGCTGCAGCACCTTTAGCATAGCGGGTAATGGACTGGAAAGCATCTCTGCCGGTAACCTTGGTCTTTCTTAGGTTAGAATTCACGCCATTTACAGCGTTATCAAGTCCTCTTGTTTGATTTCGAGCTTGATTAATCCCTCTCCCAAAGCTCCTGTCTATTAAATCTAAAGCATATTGTAAACTATTCATTTGCTTATTGGTATAAATTTTGTATATTTGTACTCTAAAGGTATGTGTCCCATCTTTTTGGCACTCATACCGCCACTAAAGCCCGCTCGTCGGGCTTTACTTTTTAAAAATTTCTTACAATATCATTCGGGTTGCTATTGAAATAGTAATAGGATTTATACCCTTTTCTCTTTAGTTCAGCTATTTTTTCTCTGATTTTGGGAGTGTCGGCTGTAAATTCAAATACAACTATTTCCGCCCCCTGCTTATTTATGGCGTCATCAGCGTATTTTATGATATTGTTGTGACTTGAAACGCTTTTTAAATCTGCTTTAATCCCATTAAAAAGCATATCAGGACTACTAATCCTCGGGACTTCTTCCAGCATCTCAATCCTGTATCCGGAATTGGCTAAATTTTTAACCATACGGTATTCTTTCTCGAACTTCTGTAATTCGTTTTTATTGATTTTCGAGGCTGTAATCCTGTTTTTATGTATAACCAAATACCCACCGTTCTTATCGTTGAAAAACTCCCGTTTCCATTTGTTGTCAAAGGAGCGGTACAGTTTTTCTGAGTAATCTGTAAAGGTTTTCGGGGTGTACACTAATAACCCTTTGCGAATACTGTCCACATTTTCGGTTATCAGCTCATATCCCGTTACCTTGATGGATTGCGTGGTTACTTTGAATGCTCCGTCTTTATAGTATCGCAAATAGGTATATACGGTAGCTTTACCGGTATCACTCCAAAACACTTCATCAGGCATTTCAACAGTTTGCAGGATACGCAGAAAATCTTTATTGTTTAGCCCTTTTTTATCCAGCCAAACCGGGAGGAAGTCTTTTGTTGTAAGACGTACCATTCCTGTTTTATCTATGAACTTTTTAAATGCCTGCCCCGTTTCCGGACTTTTGTGTTTGGGTAATTTTGCCCATTCAGCCAGCCCGAAATCCGAAATCACTAAATCGTCCACATTGATAGGTGTATGGTCTTTCGGTAGTTTTTTCAGGTAACTTTGTGCTTTAGTAAAAACTTCGTCGCTGTCGCCCCAGTTGACATCAAAGCCTTGCTTTTGCATTCGTTCCCAGCCGTCAGGGTCTAAACCGACGGCATCTTCAAACGAAGTGATTTCGCCCTCGTAGCCCTCCAATACATCTTGAGCATCTGAGCGGCAACGCCAGTGCAAAGGCGGTAAAAACTTCCATGAGTTTTTGTCCCTTTTATCAAACACACGTCCGTGCAGATTGTTACAGTTGTCTGTGGTTCTTTCATCTAAAATCGCATCAAAACGCCAATAGGGTGCGATATCTATATCTTCCATCATTTCCTGTTGCCGGGCTGCCATGTCTGATGTAGCGTTAGCCTGTTCCCATTCCGCTTCTAAATGATAATCCTTATACTTCGGAAAAACCGCTTTTGCTTTGTTACGGAATTCGTTGAAATCTTTAGAATCTTTTAAAAGTTCATTGAGTTCGTAGATTTCCGCCTGTGTTTTATCTACGCCAAACCGATGAATATTGTCGAGCCATGCACGCATACGTCGGTGGTCGGTACTGTCAAAATCAAAGCTCGTTGTTCCGAATCCCCTTTTTACGGCATCGAGCAAGGGCGAATGTGAAGCTTTGAACTCGCTGTAACTCCATTTTACAGACTCCGGATTTTCATAGAGTTTTTTTAAAAAATCTTCTTCTTCCGGAGTTAAATCACGTGCACCTGCAGGATTGAAAGCAACCTGCCCAGCCCCACAACCGGAATGCGTATGATTGTGGGGCAGGTTAAAATTTCTACGGTTTTCCGGTTTATTTTGAGCAAATGAGACGTTAGGGGTAATTTCTCCTACAATTTCTACATCAAGTTCCGTTTCTATTTGCTCTTTTTTAACCTTGTAGCCTAATTCTTTTATGCCCTTAAAAATTTCCAGACGGTCTTTGGGCGACATCTGTTCGTTGTCGTTCCAAATCGCGTAATCTGTTTCGCTCAGCGGATAGCCCAGTTCTCTCATCCATGGCAAAAGCTGGTCGTTTATAACAGCTAAAACAAAGGTTTCATCGTCCAGCGTGATCAAGTCCTGAGTAGCCTTAATAATTTCTTCCGCTTTGGAACGACTGCCCGTATCTTTGGCAGTTTCAAAATGCCCATCGAAAAGGGTTGCTAATTCTTCGTTACAGGCTTTGCGTTTTTCATTGAACACATTAAAGCTGTCGCGGGAATTACTTTCCTTAATATCTATTTCCACTCCTTCAGGAAAACGAGCCCAGCCTGCCGAACCTAAATCTTTCAGCCATTTATCTACTTCTCTCTTTACACGAGGGTCTGAACTTGCTACTTTCGCAGTCCGCATCGGAATACCGAACATTTCCTCGAACTCGTCCCAGTTCTGCCAGGAGTGCTTTTTAAATATCCAAAGTGGAACGGCTTTATTTAATAATCCGAGCGAATGCTCATGATGCACCCACAACGTCCAGCGTTTATAATTACCTTCTGTGAAATTAATACCACGCTGGTCGAATGTGTCCAGCAGTATTTCGGTAGTTTCCGGCACAATATGGTCACGGTACACATAAGAGAGGGTTTTAATAAATCCGTTTTCGTCCAGCTCTTTGGGATATATAAGGGTATAATCAAAATAGATGCTCTCGTGAACATATTTTTTAAAGTTGTTAAACCATAGTTTCTCAAAAAACTTTGTTTTGTCCTGGTCAATATCGCCTTTCTCATTGCAGATAGCTACAGCTTTGTTGGAAATGCGAAGTTTACGCGTTTCCGAACGCCCAAAAATAAAGGCATCGTTTATCAAATCCTCGTAAATATCAATTAGAAGCTTGCGACGCGGTAATTCAGGGTCTAAAGCGGCAGCCTGTGCCCGTTTCCAATCTCTTATTTCTTTAGTATAAAGTGTTCTTTGTCTTCGTATCGCTTCTACCATTTTGCTGACAGCCTGCTCGTGCTCTTTTTTAGAGCTATCGCCGGATATAGCATTTTTTATACTTTCTGTTATTTTTTTAAAGTTCATTTAATCGTTGTTTAAAAGGGTTTTAAAATCGTTCTGAATATTTTTCACGGCTTCCGAACTCGACCGCCTGAAATCCGGAGGCATCGTCATCATCATTGCCGGAATTATTCTCAGGCAAGTCGGGAGATATATCGCCTTTTGCTACTGCTTTCAGCCATTCTTTTGCCGCGTTGTACCTTATTATTCGGAGTTCCGGAATATTGTCCGCTGATATATTCGAATGCAAATGATAGAGTGCGATATCAATCATATATAGCACAATCAGGGCGTTACGGTCTTCGCCAGTTTGTGAGAAAATATCCCTTACATCATAGCGTTGCCTTAAATAGCTTTCCATTTCCGCCTGTGCAGCTAATTCTGCCTGATGCAATACGTCTATTTTGTGCTGGGTGATGATTTGTTTTACCCAGTTGCGGATTTGTACTTCGTAATCTGTTTCCGTTAAAAAAGCCATATTTATAATCTGTTTTCGTTGTCAATCTCTTTTCCACCCATTCCAAAAGCATCGTCTTCCATGTCGTCGGAGCTTAAGAATGTGTACTGGTCTAAATAGAACCACGCTCCCTCATCTGCATCGGGGGCATCGTCCGCAGAATTATACCCGGGTTCTATACCTTTTACCTGCATATTCCCTTCTATCATGTCCGGGTCGTGTTCCTCTTCCACGTTATAAATGACGTTACGGTTTGAGTATTCCGGTTCCATGCGGACGATACGCGTGTATTTGTTTGGTTTTTTCCTTTTATCTGTAATAACCGATAGCGGATATTTATATTTTTTTATCACTCGTCTGAGTGCGTTTTGAATAGGGCGTGTAAAGAACTGCTCTTCCACGTACCAAATAATCCCAACGTTTTTAGGTAGTTTTTTTTCAAACTTTATCATCCATTCAAAAACGTCCTCCAGCTCACATTTGCGGGTAAACCTTTTCACACAATAGCGTTTATCTCCTCGTTGCGCCCATACTGCAGCTGCTTTGAAATCTGAGGTTACTTTGTTTTCAAAAGAGGGGTCAAAGTAGCCGATGATGATATCCATTTTTGCCAGGTGCGGGATTTTTGCGAATTTGAAATACTCGTTTTTGAAGATTTTACCCTCGACTTCTGTTTCGTGGAAAAATTCCTGTTTAGCTAATACCGGTCCCGCTTTTTGTATTTTACGATTCAGTTCTTCCAATGTGTATCTTTCCGGCCATGCGGGTTTACCGTTTTCAATAGCCTTTACCTTAGAATGATAGATACCCTGTCTTTTTTTTGCTCCCGGCTTGTTATCGCCTACAACATTGGCAAGTATGGAATTGTGGTGTATTCGGTTTCCGCCCATGGCGAATTTTGCCCCCTTGATGCTCAAAGCAAAGAAGAAAGCCCCCAATATATTTTTTACGATTTTCTCAACACGCTTTGGGTTATGAATGATTTCGTCATCATCAACGTCGTCAATGACTCCGTAATTAGGTCTTTTTTCGCCTTTTCTCGCTCCCCTGGGTGATTGGTTTCGACCAAGAGCTTTAAACCGGATACCGTCTTTTGTGGTAAAGTTTCCGTCTTCCCAGCTCCCTAAATTGTACTGCTCGCCAAAATCGTGAGCAAACAGCTCATTAAACTGTAGCTGTGCCTGAACATCGGAAAGCAGGTTACAGGCATCATCTTCATTTTTGCCCATTAACAGCATACCTGTAAGCTTTTTGTGTGCAATCAACCACATCGGAATAATGATGGTTAGGTGTACAGACTTTGCATGTTCCCGAGGCCATTCGGCGATACCGAAAAAGTTATCGTCCTTTAAACATTGGTTAGCAAAGTCTATTTGAAACTTTGCACAGTCTGCATCAGCATAATTCGGGAAATATGTCTTTACAAAATAATTGTAATCTTTTAGAGCTCGTTTTATTCGCTGTTTTTGCTCGTCCTCCGACTCATTTAATGCAACCGCCGTGGACTCCTGAACCCTACGGCAGAACTCCAACCACTCATTGTAATCTCTTTTTGTGATAACCAATTGTGCCATTTATTCGCTGATTTTGTAGTCGATGTATTTTTTTTGCAGTAAATTGATATCCTTGGCTATTTCTGCGTTTTCGCTAAATGCCCATTTGGTGAAATCTTTAAACACATTGATGATTTGACTTACTGTAACTTTTTTGTTTGAGAGCTTTTCAATGCTGTTGGCAATCTTAATGATGTCATCAGCCTTACTTTCCGGATTTTCCGACAATGCGTAAGCTCTTTTATACAAATTATCAATAATGTTTCGGGCGGTTATAGATGTAGCATTCTTTAGTAAATCCCATTCGCCCTCAGTCTTCCATTTACCGATGGTTTTTTCTGTTACACCGACAATTCCTGCAATCTCTTTTTGCGATTTATCCGTGTCCATATACAGGTCAAAAGCAATTGCTTTCTTTTCCTCCATCGTTAATTTTCTTCTACTCATATTTATCCGTTCTTTTTGAGCAAAATTGACCTATATAACAGTATTACAATAATTTCCACTTAGTCACTAAAGCTGTGCGTTTAGTCACTAAAGATTTTCGTTTAGTCACTAAGTGGAAATTTTTACCGCCATTTCAAATCCGCAATCTTTGCCACATAATTGATTTGAAATGAGTAAAAAGACTTTTCATTACGAGGTAAGAAATCAGGCGGCTAATTCAGCTGAAATACTTCTGTATGGATATATAGGAAGATGGGAAGAATTTGATTACCCACGCTTTCAGGAGCTGTTCAGAAATACTTTAAAGAGTAATAAAGAAATCACTATCCGTATTCATTCCGGCGGAGGTTCTGTAATGGAAGGCTTAGCTATATACGACCTGATACGTTCGTCCGATTGCGAGGTAACTACCATTATAGAAGGTATGGCGGCGTCGATGGGCTTTGTGATTGCTTTGTCGGGAGATAAGGTACAGATAAACGAAAATGCCTTTGGAATGGCACACGCCGTAACTGGTGGCGTTTGGGGCAATAAGTCCGACTTACTTAATTATGTGGATTTACTCACTAATTGCGAATCACGTTTAAAGAACATTTTTACAGAGCGTACCAAAGCCAGTGAAGAGCAAATTAACGATTGGCTTAATTCCGGTAAAGACTATTGGCTGAATGCCGAACAATGTGTAGAGCTTGGTATCGCTGATACAATCATCAAACCAAGCAAAAAACGCGAAAATCAAACTACAGAAAATATTGCTAACAAAACTCCGGAAGAAGCATTTGACTTTTTTAATGTAGCAATAGAATTACCCGAAAATTTAAAACAAGATGATCATATGAAAAAAGAAGCTTTAATTTCTTTATTAGCCGGCTACGGCTTAATCGGTTCGTTGACTGCTCAATCAGCAGATAACGACGTGGAAAATCATTTGAAATCTTTGCTCGAAAAAGCAAAAAAAGCAGATGATTTGTCAAACCAGCTAACCGCCTTTAACGAAGAAAGAGCCGAGGCACTTATCTCAGCCGCCTTAAAGGAGGGGAAAATCACTAATGCCGAAAAAGAGGACTGGAAAAACGACGCACTACAGAACTATTCTTTAGTCGCTAAGTCCTTGGAGAGAATGGCAGGAAAACCTGACCCGAACGCAGTACTAAACCGTCCTAAACCTAAAACAGAAGGACAGCATGAATTGATGAACGGACGTGAAAACTGGACATTCTCTGAATGGCAGGCAAAAGACCCGGCAGGGCTAAAAAGACTCGAAACTGAGTCAAACGAGGAATTTGAAAAATTGTTTAACGCTGAATACAACTAAAAATGGCAGAATTAACAGACGGACAATACTTAAATCAGTATGTCGCTCCTCAGCTTTTGAAGGAGTTTAGAAATTACAACGCAAAGTTTATGGCCGCCTTACAGGCAGCTCCGAAAGAAGCGGTGACCGCCGACGGTATCCGGTTTAATAAACTCATCAACAATGTTGGGTTTTATGTCAACAATACCGACCCTTTTACCGCTAAAAAAATGAACGGAAAAAAGACGCTTGTTGGCTGGGATAAACTGGATACAGACCCTACAGAGGTGGACGATGCGGAGGTGCGTTATTTGGCTTATGACAAAAACGCAGCAGTGAGGGTGAAACAATCCCAGGCTTTTAAAATTGGTCTGCGTGATTACGTCGCTTACAAACTTGCCCCACAGCAACACGTATCGGGTGCTATGCCGGTAATCAGAACAACCGGGGAAGTCGTGAACGGAAGAAAACGAATGACTTTTCAGGATTTGCTAAACTTCTACGCAGAGTTAGAAGCTCTTAACCTGATGGACGACGAAGGTAACGATTTGATTACCGGATTTAATATGATTTTAGGTAAAGAGCATAGAGCCGACTTGCTGGCGGATAAGGCAGGAACGAGCAATCATCGCGACAATCTGGAATTTGATAAAAATACCGGAGAATTTAAACGGTTCTACAAAATTCAAATGTGGGAAAATAACGATACGCCGCTGTATTCTTCTACAGGCGAGTTGAAAGCACGTAATTCCGTGAAAGAGGAAGGCGACCAAAATGGCTCGGTGTTTTTCTACGCACCAAACACGGTGTATCATTTGGAAAAATTAATGATTCTTTATGACCCGTTGATTCAGGATACCAAATCCCCTGACCCTAAGTCAGAAATTCGCTTGCACGGCTATGGGTTGTGTGACAAGGTTCAGGAATACGGATTCGGTGCTATTGTGTCTGATAACGCATAATTCATTGAGAGCCCTGCTTTACGTTTAAAACGGCGTTTTGTTTAACTATCTACTAAAAAAACAGGGCTCTCTTAATACTTAAAAAAATGGCAAAGGATAATTTTAAAAAGAAAGCAGACAAGCTACTTTCGAAACA